ACCATCGTCATTCTTTACCTTACCATAAAGTGATCCGTTAGAATCAATCATGAAAGCTCCGAATGATGAACATCTGTTTGAGTTCAACTGATTAAGTAACTCTGGGCCACCTTTAAGAACTAAGCCTGTGAAACTTCTAACACCTTGACGAATGAATACTTTTGAGCCATCTTCGAAAGTCTCCATCAAAGCATCAGCACGTTCACCTGCTACATTCTTAAGCGGTCCAACAGGATACCATCTCTTAGAATCGTCTGCTTGGTTTATCAACGCCGTTACATAAGCACTATTCAAAGTGTCAGTCGGGTCGATTGAATTTTCTGTTCCGTCGTTCGCAATCAATGGAACGAGAATCAGTTGTTTTGTAACTCCAAATACTGGAATACAATTCGGTGTGCCTGTATTTTGTAGACTTACACCGCAAGAACATAATGCACTCATGTTATAAATTTTTTTTTAGTTAATAATTTAATTGCAACACACTAAACACTTGTTGAATGGAATCTTAATAAGTAATTCAACGCCCGATATGTTATCTGAAAATATCTTTCTCTCGATACCTTTCTCAATCACATCGCCGAAGTTTACAAAGTCATTCTCCACAAAAGTAATGTTGTATGCTGCGTTTGCTTGAGCATAGTTTGACAAGGCAATCATGAACTGCCTCACCGCCGATTTCATCGGTTTAATAGCATTGGTGTAATGGTCACCCGTTAACCAATCTTTAGGGTCGCAGTTAGCCATAAAGTAAATTGCACAATCACTTTCATAATCCACTAAATCCATCTCAGAAGCATACACTTCGGGTGCATTCAAGTGAAGATAAATGAAAGGTAACTTATCATTTGCATTCTTCTTTTTTATCAACTCCTTGTTAGTGTCTAAGAAAGTGCCGTAATAAAAGAATGGTAATCGTAAAGTATAACTACCTGCATTCAACGCAACGCTTGACTTCACCGTTATGCTTGTGTTTTCAACCACATCGGTTATCTTGTACGATCCAAGTAAATTACCAATGGTTGCCCATAGTGTTCTACTTGTATTCATACGATATACGCCGCTACTAATTACGTCAACTGATGTCACCTTTATAGTTCCATCGATAGTGTTAATAATAGCTTGGATGTGTTCGTGTGTTGTCATTAGATGCTGATATAGTCTTTATGAATACCTTTGTACTCGGGATAAGTAGAGCCGTTTGCAATGATGTATCTCTGTATTGCTTTAAACGTGCTTATGCAATAATTGTACTCATTTACCAAGGTTGCGAAACCCATCTTTGAAAAATAATTGATACTACTCTCAGACTGCTCATTGCCCGATATAGTATTTACTTGGCTTTGTTGACGAACATAAAAAAAGAATATCCATTTCACCAACATCTGTTTGATGCCTAATGACTGAACTAAGTCTCCGTCTATGTCTTTAAACCATGAATTAAAAATATCAATGAACCTTTGCGTCTGAGGTTCGCCATCGTCTAAATCAGCAATAAACAAATCGCATAATTCAACGCCTAGCATCTCATAAAGCAAGGTTAGTTCATAAGTATCAATCGCAGTTTGTAACTCCTCCTCGGTGAAGTTATCAGTTGCAATGGCGGTAGTGCCAGTCTCAAAGTCTGTTATTGATACTATGTAACTCATTTATATTTCTTTTACTAGTTTTTTGTGTGTCAAAATCTCGGCTATGTTTTTAGATACCTCTAACTTTTCGCCTACTTCTAAGCCTTTAAACGCCTCAACAACTTCAACGATTACTATCTCAGTTGATTGAGAGAACTCAACCGCCTCTATTGAAGCGGATTGAGTTTCTTTTTCTACCTTCTTAGCCATGCGATTATGCAGTCTCTAAAGCCGCGATATCAGTTGAGAAAGTACCTTTCACAAATGCAGTGCGGTTGTTGTTCTTAGTTACTAATGCACCTCTCCACTCAGCGATGATAGTACGCAAATTCTTAGTCCAGTCATTACCATCTAAGCCCATGTTGATTGTTACCGCTTCTTTTTGGTACAATGTACTCATGTTGAAGTTACCTACTAAGTAAGTACCTGCGGTCACTAATGTAGTTGCAATCATTGGAACGCCATCTAAAGTAAGAGTCTCACCGATGAACATTAATCTATCAACATAACGTCTGTCAGTTGCTGATACTTTGTAAAGTTTCAACTTAGTGATGTCGCTTGGGTTCATCAAGATAGCATTAGGTGCTTCTTGGTTAGCTAATGCGATTTGGTTCATAGCAACGGTTAAAACGTCAGCCTCGTTAGCGTTGTCAACTGTACCTGCAAAAGTACCTGCTGCAAATGCTGTTGCAACCGTGCGGATACCATTCATGTTCGGAGCTGTACCATTACCCGAGTATGAAGTAGACTCAACATCTAACATCAACAATCTCATCAACTCGTTATTGATTTCTGATTGGATGAAGTCGATATCGTCAAGCATCTCAGTTGATACCTTGATGAATGCCGTACGCTTAACAACTGCTTGTGAAGCAACTACTAAATCAAAATCTATTTGGTTCTTAGTGTCGCCTTCCGCCGTTCCACCTGCTGCACCATCGCGGTTAGCTTGATACACCCAAGAGATGATGTTTGAACTTGCTGCACCTTTCGCGAATAAGTCCATTAAACGAACTTTACGAGTTGCGATTAAGTTAAGGCCTGGGATACGTTGCTCAACTGGTACATTACCACCCGAGATGTTAGTTGATTCTAACATTGTACCTGCTGCTTTTATCTCAAAAGTAATTCCCGATTGCTCAGCATTACCTTTGTTTAAGCCTTTCAACGCTGCTAACTTAGCTTTGTTCTCTTCCGAGTTCAATGCTTCCTTTACGCTTGATGCGTTTGAAGTTAAACTTCTGTCAGAGTTGTTCTTGTTCAACTTTTCGATAGCTAAACCGTACTCTTTTAAAGTCTTATTCAACGAAATCATTTGCTCTTTTTGAGCATTAGCAAGTTCAGTCTTTAAAGACTCGATGTCTTCTTTACTTGCGCTTTTTGCAACTGCATCTTCTAATGCTTTGCGGGCTTCATCGTTATACTCATTGTACAACTTAGCCATTTCTTCTGCATCTTTTTCAGCAAAAGTTACTGAGGTTAATCCTTTTGTTTGGAGGAATAAATCGAACTTAGTCATTTTAATTGTTCTTTGTTAAGTGAATAAATAATTGTTTCTTTTTAAGTGCTTTCGCGGCTTTTATATCAACTTGCGTGTCAACTGACGGCGCATTTGTTTTCTTTCTTGGCGTTCCACATCCACTACAATAGTCACCCATCATAGTTTCACCACAATTTGAACAATCTTCTTGTGGCTCTGGAACTTGTAATATTGGCGTTGCATCGTTGCTACCTTTCACAACCATACTTCCCTCTTCTCTTATCTTTAATTCAGTAACAGCCCAAAAGTAACCCTCTGCATCTGCCACTTCTTTATTAGCTATCATAGGATAATATTTATCCCAATTAGCTTTGTACTCTTTATATTCGGGTCTCTTATCGTCTATGCAAGTAAAAAATGTAACATACTGCATTCTGATGCTATTCTGAACAGGTCTGTTTTTCTCAATGATGTCTTCTGCTTCATCATCCGCAATGGCTTCTTTGTCAATCTTAAATATTAAGCATTCAGTATTGCCAGTGTATTCTTTACCAAGTTCGCTGAATGGCAAAGTACTAATCATCATTTCTACATCTGACTGCCATGCAATGATTGAGCCTACTCTTATTTCATGGTTCTTGCAGTATAATATTTTTCCTTGTTGCTCTTGTACGGTCTTCTTAAAACAACCATTGATGTGAACGTCACCATGCGAGTCCATGTAGTTAGTTGTACTAATAACAGGGTAAATGTAACCATCCTCAATAGTGAGTGCTTTACTAGCATTAGACTTTAGCTTTAGGTTGATAGCTGAAATATGATTGCGCTCATGTGAGTAGATAACTTCTGCCTTCTTTAATGCTTTGATTTTAGCTTCATCCTTTACAATAGCCTCAATCAACTCCTTTTTAGTGTTGAACTCTCTATCTGGGAAATAAACCGACTTTATACTCATTTCTTTACTATTTTACCTTTTTTCACTTCCGTTTGCTTAATAATAGCATTTAATTCGCCTTTTGTTTTTGTCTTTTTCACAATGCAAAATTAATCTTTTTTTAATTCGTTGTAGATATATTTTCTACCGCCGTGGTGTTTATGATTAAAATATCTGCATTGGGGTCATTGCTTTTTTGTTCTCCCATCTTTTCTCTAACCTCATTAGCCGTATAAATGCCTTTAGTTTTAAAGTCTTGAAGTATTTGAGCCTTTTCTTTTAGGTTTTCTTGTAAGCATTCTACTTTGCTAAAGTCTTGACGCATTCTTATATTTTGATTTGGAAAATGATTCTTGCAAATAAATGATGTATAAGCCTCACTCATTTTATCTGATAATGGTATGATGCAATTAGTGTACATGGCTTTCTCAGCCTCTAATCTGTTGTTGTAAGTCTTGTTATCGGGGTCATTGAATAGTGAGCTGTCAAGTCCCATAACATTGCACAAAGTCCTTGTTGTTACAACTCCTTTTTTAAGTAGTTCTAAGTCCGCACTACTCATTGCAATGTTGGTATAGGTTAGGTCCTTATTGCTTACAATAATACCGCCGTATTTATGTGAACCACCTATTCGACCCTTTAGCGAATCGTCAACAACTTGCGCCTCATCTGAGGTCATTGGTAGTTGTGATTTATCCCCAATGATACCACTTACGCCTCTATTTGATAGTATTGAAGCGTCTGCCTCCCATCGCTCATTACCAACATGAACTACATTAGCTGCCACTTGAATAGGCGAAAGGCCATAATAGTATCTTTCTAAGTTAGGATTAAAAAATTTAATGTGACATAAGTCATTTTTTTGGTATATCCTATTACTTGAGCCGTAACTGAATTGATACTCAAGCAATGGCATAAAGAAGTCAGAGTTACGATTGAGGATGTTAACGGATTGTGTAGGTAACACATCAAGTTCCTCTATCAATGACGAATTAAACTGCGTGTTACCTACTAGGTATGTATTTCCCGTTATTAGTAAGTAAAGCAATGTTTGCTCTTCAATATCATTCCAAGTGTAGTTCTTTGCATTGTTTGGTGCATACATCAACTCATGCACGGTTGTATCCTCTAATAATTTCCAACTACCATTAGCAAGTTTCTTTTCAACTATCCAAGGTATTGACTTAGATATATCAGTTATCTTTTTTACGATTGCATAAACATCAACATTCTGTGAATAACCTGCATTTACTTGGTTGACAAAGTTATTTTGAAAGTTCAACGGCATCCAACCGCCTAAGAATTGCCATATTACTCGTCTATCATGTTCGGTTAATGGCATTGTCATTCCTTTGGTGGTGACTGCCGACTTTATACGTTGATATAAATTCATGCTTGCAAAACTAATATTTTTTTAATTGCAAAGGTATCACATTCCCGAAATATAAAGTGAAGATTGTGGTACAAGTTTATCAAATGCATATCTTAACGGGTCAATCTGATGGTTAAACGCATCAACTGGCATCTCTGAACGCTTATCATGCCACACATAGTTTCGCAGTTCTTTTATTAAGTTCAACGAATCGGCCGTTACAATTATCTCATAATCTTGTATTCTTTTGATGCCGTTCCTTACGCTATCTGGTCCTTTGGTTGCAGGTATTGCGTTCAAGTTCTTTATTCGTAAGTCTGTGATAGTTCTAGGGTCGGCACTATCTGCAACTATTAGTGAGTTGCTTGGTTGCACGTTTGTTCTTAGTAGTTGGATTAGTTGCTCGGTTGAGTTCCCTGTCTTATAAAGCACTTCATCAGCATAGATTAGCTTTCGTTTTTTGTCTATTGCAACCTTAATCAATGAATCAGGATCGTTTGAGAAACCAAAATCCAACCCATAAACGTGAGGAAGTGAGCTATCAAACTCCCCAACGCTCCAATTTTGGAAGATAGCACCTTGCAAAGTACCTATTTGCCCATCTATGTATACCTTGCACCAATTAGCCCAGTACTCGGATGTCTTAGCCTTCTCTTGTTTTAGTTCTAGTTCCTTCTTTATCTCGGGTGGGATAGCCTCATTGTCATGGTAGGTAAGTATAAGGAAGTCCGTGTTTGGCTCTGGCACTACCTCCGTATGCGCCCAAAACTCATTGTCGGGGTTAAAGTCTATCCATATCTCGTTCGAACGTACCATTAGCGCATCCGCAATCTCAAATGATATGTGGTTAGCTTCGTTGAGGAATAGGATGTCACGTTTGCCACTTGCCTTCGCTTTGCCTTGCGTGTCGAACGATGTGAATTGAATGATTGAGCCGTTGCTGAACTTATACTCCATGGGGTTAGCCCTCCAATGGTCTTCAATCCATCGGTTAGTATCGTGCATTACATCTTGAAAGATACGCACCGCACCATTTCTCACCGCAGGTATTGACTCGGCCACAACCGTTATCACTAGCCTTGGTGTCTTAGCTGCCTTGTCGATAAGTATAGGGATTATCGCGTATGTTTTGCCTGCTGAATATTTCCCCCTTGCATTGCTACAAGGGGGTAACAAGATGTACCACCCTGTACTACTTTCTTACGGGCGGACATCTTCAATAATTTTTTAATTGATGTAGTTACTTCAAGCATATTTTTATATTATTTTAAACCCTTTTGTTAAACATTAAACAATGGTTGCTCTTGTTTTACTTCAATTTGGGTTTTCGTCGCTGCATAGTCACCCTCTATCTTGCTTATCTCCGCTTGAAGCTCGCGTAATGCTTTCATAAGTTGCGCCCTCTCTATGTACGTTAGCTTCCTTTCGATTTCCATGTATTCTAATTGCTTTGGTGACTTTACGATGTCGGGTGTGATGTTGCTATCGAGCATCCTTTGAATGTCATCGGCTTGCTTTTGCAAATTCATCAAACGCTCACTTTTCGATTTTAAGCCATTAGAGTGCGTTTCGATAGCTTGGTGTATGGTAGCCTCATTTATTTTAGTTTCGCGCTCTTGTTGAAATAAAACATACTCTGATTGCGCTTTCTTCCAATAGGTTACAAATGTAGGTTCACTACACTTAAACTTACTTAAGAAAACTTCAAATACTTTTGAGTAAAGTGTATTCCCTTTTTTAAGTTCACTTAAAATAAATGGTACATACTCATTGTTCTTAGCCATGCCACAAAAGTAATCATTACTACTTAAAAAACAAAAGCCCCTTATTCAGAGGCTAATGTCTACAAACAAATTAATCAAATTAATATCCTTTTGATTTCAAACCTATGTCGATTAACTCCCTTAGCACTTTGCTTCTGTTTTGATTTCCTATGCAAATGTGAAGTCTTTTGTATAGGGTTTTATTATTTGTTCCGAACGTAACCGACTCAAGCACTCTACGATTGTCTATTTGGGTCATAAAATGCTCAAGTCGTTGTTCGGGGGTTAGGGGTAGTTTTCGGGGCATTAAAATAATGTAACTTGTTCTTTTAATTTTACTGCTGATGCTACGTTTGACTTTGCTAGGTCGTAGTATGATTCCTTTAACTCAAACCCAATAGCATTTCTATTCATTTTTACTGCTTGAAATACTTCTGAGCCTATTCCCATGAAAGGTGTCAATACAGTATCCCCTTTGTTTGAGTAAAGTAATATTAATCTTTCAATGGTATCTAATTGAAGCGGGCAAATGTGTTTTTCATCATTGTCATCGCGGCCATTTCTGTAACCTTGCAGTGTATTTCCATAGTCAATATCCATCCATACTGGGGATGCTATTTTTTGCCACAAATCAACACTCATTTCTGTATTTGTTACGGGGTCAGTTCTGTCGCCGTCTTTTCTGAATATCATTACATAATCAGGTATGCCGACTCTGCTCATGGTAGAGTCTTTTTTTACTTGCTTATGAAGCAACCCCAATGCTTTAGTTCTTTGCATTTCAACAACTGGGTCTTTCCAAATTGTCACTCTTGAAGCATAAATAAAACCCGCTTCCTCAAATGCCTTAAGTATCATTCCTGAAAAATCTCGCAAACCTATAAACCCTTCTTTGCCTTTTTGAATAGGTAAGTCCATGCAATGAACGCAAACATTTCTACCTTGCTTAATTACTCGGTAAAGTTCTTTTATTAAGAAACCAAACTGAGTTAAAAACTCATTATAATCTTTTGAATTACCCATATCCTCTAAGTGACTAGAGTATGTGTAAAGTTCGGCAAACGGCGGGCTAAATACTGAAAGACCTACTGATTCTGATTCTACTTCTTTAATTAATTGAACACAATCGCCTCTTTTAATCTTATACCATTCATTTTGCACTTCACTAGTGTCGAATGTTCCTGATGTCATTAATTGACCTTTTAAATTAGCGTTTATTGCTTTACTCATTTCGTCTTGCATGATTTCAAATTGCTTTTGTTTATTATTGATTGATTGAATTACATTTGCCATAGTATCGGTTGTTATTAAATAAATATTCACTTCTTCTTTTTGTCCAAATCGATATGAACGTCTAATCGCTTGATAAAGCCCCTCAAAACTAAAATCTAATGAAGCAAAGATTTGATTTCTACAATTTTGATAGTTCATACCAAAACTAGCTATCTTGGTTTTAGTTATCAATATTCTAAATTCATTGTTTGCAAACCCTAACAATGTTTTTTCTTTCCATTCATTGGTATCTGATCCTTTTACTTCTCTTGCTTTTGGCAATAGCTTTTTAAGCATTTCACCTTCTTCATTTTGCTTAATCCAAATAATAAAGTTTTCATTTGGCTTTGAATTAATGATATTTACTACTTCTTCAAGCCTTTCAATCTTTGTCAATCGCAATTCGCTATTAAAGTTTGTGGCTGATATAATTGCATCGTTAAATAAGCTACCATTATCTCGCTTAGGTGTAAGTATCATTTTATCTATAAGATTTAGGCTTGGTAAATTGTAACCATCCATCTTAAAACCTATATCTTGCGGCTTATTAAGCATAATAGCCCAACTGCCTACAAACTGATAAAACATTTTAACCGCGTGACCTTTTAATCTCCATTTTGCCGTTTCGCCACCATCATGAACAAAATACATTGCTAGCATTTCATTTCTGCTCATAACATCCAAAAACTCTGAATGATTGCCTAATTCCATTGGGTCATTTGGGCTTGGTGTGGCTGTGCAAGCTAATTTGTATGGTGTCAATGCAAACAAATCAATAATTTGTCTTTTAATTGAGCCTTCAAAGTTCTTAAGTATTGAACTTTCATCAAGTACAATTCCTGAATAAATTGAGCAATCAATATTTTCTAACTGCTCATAATTGTTTACGTGAATATTATCCATGTTCACTCCAAACTTCAATCCCTCTTGTTTAGTTTGTCCAACAACAGCCAACGGAGCAAGTATCAATACTGGCTTATTTGTGTGGTTATTTACTTGCTTTGCCCATTCCAACTGCATGAATGTTTTACCTAGTCCGCAATCGGCAAAAATCGCATACTTACCCGCTTTCAATGCTCGCTTAACTATGAACTTCTGAAAGTCAAATAATGAAGGGTTAAGGTCTGAATCTGCAACATCAAACCCACTTTCAATGTATTGCTTCTGTTTAGTTTCTAAAAAATCTTTATAATCCATTTGTAAAAGTAAAAGCCCCCACAACGAACGCCAGTGCGAGTAGCGTGTCATGAAGGCTTATTTTAATTTCGTTTATCATCTCGCACATGATTTATTTTTGCAATAATAGTAAATTATTCTACTATTACGTTTTTGCCTTGTAATTTTAATTGCATTTTAAGACTCTCAATACACTTATCGGGTGTATGGTTGAACACATTAGGGATGTTGCGAGCTTCAAGCACCGTTAACTTCCATTCCTTACCCATCCACTTGGTGATGTGGATGGTATAAGGTATTCCGTTAATAGTTATCTTTCTTGTGATATCGTTCATTTTATACTGCCGTTTGAATTTTTACTAAAATGTTTAATTGCGTTCTTTTTATTCAATGCTGAAATGTAAACACAATCTTCGTTTACAATTACTTGTTTTACCTGCTTAATGTTAAAAGCATTATGTGCGATATTTTTTTCAATCATTGAAAATTGCGCCTTTTTGATTTCTTTCGTTTTAGTATTAATTTCAAATAGGGTATGGCCTTCATGCGGTACTATTTGACCTATTAACTCGTGCTTCTTTTCTTTTTGTTGCTTAATCGATACCTCGTGCGATTGTTTTGCTTTTAGTTCCAATTCTTTCATAGTCTGCCAAATCTAATATCATTAATTAACTGCTGGGTGTTGATGTTATCCTCGTTTGGAGGTGCGCCCCATTGCTTATACATAACCTTTGTGCGCTTTCTCCTGCTCACTTCAATGATGTGCTTCATACGTTCACCCTCGATGCGGATAAGTTGCTTATGGCCGTTTTCCATCATGGACATTAACACTTTACCCAAGTGGATAAAGGCTTTTTTTGTCTTTTGCAGCACTATCTCGGTTGTTGATAGGTTCTTACCCATTGAACGGTCTAACTTGGCTAATGTGTAGCCGATTGTTTTAGTTGTTTTCATTACTTTTCTTTTTGTACAATTTTACCTAATTCAAATATTGTGGTTGCACCTTCCGGCTTGATTTCGCAAAAATAAAAGTGTTCTGAATCCTCACTTATTGACACTTTACTCTCGATGAAGATAGAGTGACGCTTACACATCTCGCTATTGTCGATAATTTCGATTTCTTCTTTTGATAATATTACTCTCATTTTTTTAATTTGTTTAGCATTTTGTCGCACCATTGCACTAAATTATTCATCTTCTCCTCGTGAGCTGTGATAAGCACAACTCGTTTCTCTTGGGTGGTTAGTCCTTGCTTAACCTCAATCGGTAAACGTAAGGATGTCATAACCATTTTGCTTTCTTTTAATGGACGGCCAGCGTTCTTAGCTTTAGCCGTCCTTTGATATATTCCTTTAGGCATGATTAAAATTTTAATTTTATAATCCAGTTACTTTATGATTAAATAATTCGTTTCCTATTTTTATTGAAAACTCTTTTTTAAAAAAATCAATAGCTTCTTTCAGATTTTTGGATTTTGTGGACGTTACGTGAAACCATCCGTAACGCCCTTTCTTGTATAAATTAAATGATTCCATTTATCAATGCAGTTTCTAATTCAGTAACTTTGCTATTCCAAAGCTCAATTTTATGATGATATCTTAAATCTTCTGAAATTGCCATTTCTTTTGAAATAAGTTTTTTAAATTCACTAATTGCAACTTCAATCTCTGCTTTAATTTCTGGTGTAATTGCTATTGTTATCATATTTATTTGTTTTTAAATCTGAAGCAAATATACACCCTTGTTTGATATTTGCAATACATAAATGAAAAATAAATGTAATTTATAATCATTCTAAATAAGGTGACTTTAATCTCTTAACTTTTGTCTTGTAGTATTCAATAAATTCTTTAATGTCTGGAATGCTTAATTTTAGTGGTTGCGTACGCTTAATTTTTAAACTTTCAAATCTGTACATTCCTATTCTTTCGGGCAAATTAATAGCATATTCGCTTATTGCGCCGTGCTTGTGTTGGTTACAATGCACACACTGGCCATGCACGTTATCTTCGTTGAATCTAAGATTAGGATATGCTCCAACCGAAAAGAAATGCCCAGCATCATACTTACCCTTTAATGGTCGGTTGCAACTAATACAAGGTTGGTCGGCATCTCTTAAACGGATGTAGGTATTGAATACTTTTTGCAAATCATTAAGCCATTTGGAATGTGATTTAATTGAATCTAATATTGCTTTTTTGTTTTTGGCATTCTCTATTCGTATTTGCTTTTCGTACTTCCTCGCGTAAGTTTTAGAATTGATTAATGCTATCGAGCATTCAACTGAACATACCTTTTCACCTCTAATAGGTTCAAATCGCTTACGCTTACCGAAGTTTCCTTGATTACATTCTTTATTTGCACACAACATTAGTTTCTTTTATTAAAATTTCATGCATCATTTTATCAGTGATTGCCATTTTAAATTCAGGCAGTATCTTTATTGTTTTTTCATAGTATAGTTCAAGTATTTGTTTTCTCGATAATATGGTTATAAGTTTTAACTTATCCATCTTCATAAGGATGTCATAGCCTCTAACCTTTGAAAACCTATCTTTCGAGGGTATAACCTCAATAAGACTAAAGTGCTGGTCCAATCCAATCCAAAATATGGATGCGCACCAATGGTAACGGTTATCTTTTACAATTATGCAGTTAAGGTGTGGTAGCATCAGAATGGTTCGGTTTCAAAATTAGTATTAGGTTTTAAAGATACAGGTTCTTCAATGATGCTTAGTTGTTCACCGATTACATACGGCAATCCATCAGCATTAATCTGAAATTGAAATTCACTTATTGGATAACCTCTTGTGTAATTGAAAGTGACATTCACCGCATCCTCAACATTCTTCACGTTGCAGACCGTTTCTGCTTTCTTTAGGATAAATGAACCTAAATGCCCAGTCGCTTTGTTTGTAGTCGAGTTTTGATGTATGATAGTGGTGATATGTATGTTCTTTTCCGCAGTCCATTTCATCAACTTTTGCACCACCATCTCACATTCAACAAGGTTATTAAAATCCTGTATCAAATCTGCTATTCCATCTATGGCAATCAACCCAATATCATTCTTAAACTCGCTTTCGTAAATTAAGAACTCAATCAACTCTAACCTTTCGGTGTGGCTAAGTGGTCTTAACGAATATGGTTTGTAGTTTTCGGTTGATCCGACCATATCAACAACCCTTCTAAATACGTTTTGCGAGTGCCATAATGATTGCTCGGTGTCTATGTCAACTACTATTTTATTTTGATTATGGCCTTTAATTGTAGTGCTAAATTGATTTGATTTACCGCCTAAAAATCTCGCGATTAATAATGATTTCAAAAATGTTTTTTTGGATTTTGATGGTCCAACTATTGCGCTGAAATTTCCAAATGTTCCAAATGGTGTCGGGTAAGTTTTACCTCTTATCGTGTGTTCACCAATCGAAATTGCTACAGGTGGAAATGATAATTTCTTATTGACATCGACAAAGTGTGCATCGAGCTTCTGCGATAGATGCGATGTTATAGGCTCACCATCTTTTGGTAGGTAATCGAGTAAACTCATAAGGATTGAATTAGTTGATTGTAGTACATCCTTTGTAAATCTGTTTTACAAAGTTTTGAAAGTGCGTGAATAACGTATGTTTTATTCGATTCTTTCCTAATATGGTCTAATTTGATATTCACATTACTATTGAACAACTCAAGTTCTTTGATAATTAAAGAATTAACTTGTTTAGATTCCAACATTTTTTGCGCTCCTGTAGCCAAGTTCCAAATTGGTTCATCGAGCTGCTCAACTTCTTTCAATACCTCGCTTACTAATGCTCTATCGGATTCTGATATGCCTATGTGCATAACTAAAATTCGAAGCATATTAATGAACTTTTCTTTCAAATCAATCTGAACCAAAATGGCTGAATGTTCCATGACGTGCGCTGAAGATGCCACTTGATTGCTGATGTCAATTAAATAATGTAGGTAATCTTTACCATACTTAACTTGTAATTTATAAGCAACCGTTGACATATCAATGGCTATTTTTCCCTCCATCTCTTTAATCGTTTGCCAAATTAGTCGATGGTCAAACTCATAGCATTGAAAGTTTTTTTCGGTTAGGAACTTAAGTGCATCGATTGCCGTGCTATCAAGCACCACCGCAGCTATTATCTGTTGCTCTAATTTTTTTCTGATGTTTATCATATTCCCATTATTATTTGGTTATAGTCTCTTTTTTGTGGCTCTGTTAGTGTAAGATATTGTTGGTGGGTAAGTGTTACCTTACCGCTTCGCCAGTCGGGTAGCTTTTGAGTATCGGTGAATTTCACTCTACCTTCACGTTCATCTCTTGCTGCCCATTGTTTAGCTGTAGCTATCCAATCAACTTTTTTATTCCCTTCGTTACTCCAAGTGATTAATGCTTCGTAGTAGTACTTTAGCTTATCGGTGTTCCAATCTTTAAGTGCTTCTTTGAATTTGTGTTTATCGATGTATGGTGATTCTGAGAATAAGTGTTTAGGTGTTTGATTCTTTTTTAAAGAAGTATTATCCTTTTCATTGTTATTATCATTATCATTCTTATTTACATTCTTATTATTATTCTTATTAGCTTCACTCTTGCTTACATCTTGCTTCGGTTTTGCTTCCGTTTCGCTTTCAATATGCTTTTTTTTAGGTTTGTTTCCATTCTCATAACGCTTTAGATTTGCCTCTATTTGTGGCTCTATTAGCGTATAAATGGTTTTACTTAACCCAGTTAGGTTAGGCTTGTTTAAATTAAGTGAATGCTCAAAAATAGCATTGTAAATCTCTAATTGATTTGCTTCGGGTAGTTCTTTTATAGCCTCATAAAATGACCGATAAAAAATAGTTGAATCTCTATTCATATTTTAAAAAGCAAAAGCCCCAATAGAGTAGTGGTAGGTACATCTATTAGAGCTTTGCTAATTTTTATTTTTACTCGTTGCTACCACACAACTGTTTTCGTACTAAAGTACTTTTGCAATAATAGCAAAAAGTTTTGATTTACAACTAAAATTCTTCGTGCGATGGTAAATTTAATTTAGGCCATATCTGATTGCCAGACCCTAAATACTTCTTTTTAGCTTTAGCCTCGCGTTCCTCTTTCGTTTGTGCATGAGCTATCTCAACGTGCTTCCCAAACTTGTCGAGCTTGTCATTCACAATGATGCTCACGTTTAAATAACGCTTACCATTCTGCGCGATTGTTACTTTGCTTTCATCAATTTGGTCAAGGCAAATTGAACCTCCTAAAATTATTCCCATATTACTTTGTGTAAAAAAATTTATTATTCACTTTGATTATTTTGTCGGCAGCCGTAAAGATGTTACTTGCTTCTTTTAAGTTCTTAAACTTCATTCCTTGCATCTGTGAGTAGAAAAATTCCACTTCATCCATTACTGGCGCATTCGCTAACTTTTCAGCTAAGATAGTCTTTTCGGGCTGATATTTATCCACCGCACTCATTATTTTGTCGCAAGTTTCTTCATCTTTTTGCACATCGAAAATCTTGAAACGATCCTCCAAAGGCATTGGATATTCACTCCACTCATCTTCGCCCCACTCCTCTTTTTTCGTAAGGTAAAAGCA